TACCGAATCTCAGGCTATTGGATGGGTAAAAGACAGCATGGGCGAAGACGCTGTAACGGCTCTTGAATCCTCTATAGCTTCACAGATAGCAGAGTCTAAGGCTCCTGCGATTAGCACTGGAGTACCTTGGTAATCTCATGGAGTTAACACCTTATTTATTTTGGAACATATTTATAACTTTGGTGTTAGCTCCAGTGCTTTATGGCATTCGTGCTAATAGCTCGGAAGCCAAAAGAATTGATATACTCTTAAACAAAACTCGTGAAGAAATAGCAAAAGACTATGTAACTAAGAGTGAAGTTAGAGATGATATGCAAATTTTAATGGATAGAATGGATAAAATTGGAGAAAAGCTTGACAAACTGTTTGAAGTCAAGTAGAATAACTATAGAGAAACAACAAATAGTTAAAGATAATTTTCATGAAATTTTATATTCTAACCTCAAGTAATTTAGAATCATTAAAGCGTCACAACGATAAAAAGTTTAGTGGCATATATAAAAAAGATACAGTAATAGTAATCAATAGCTTAAACGAAGAATACGTTAAAGAAGCTAAAGAGTATTGCGAATCTAATAACTTAGAGTATTACATTACAGAAAGTAATGGTACTCCATCAAAAGGTAAGAACTCAGTATTTGATATCTTTCTTGCCTCCGATAATGATTACTGTGTTCTTATTGACGGTGATGACTTTCTAACTGCTCATGGTGTTTGGTTTTACAAACATCTAGAGACTTTAAAAGAACCACCAGATGCAGTATGTCTCATGAACCAAACATCGTTACGTTATATAGATGATGAACTGTTAGCTCTTTATCCTTTTAGTGTAGACTATGCTGAACTTTTAAGTTTAGACTACTATAAAGATTTTAGAGAAGACGGATTAAGTCACGAAAAATCAATATACTTTGAAAGCTTACATAAAAAATATTATACAAAGCAACGAAAGTATAGTGAGTGGAATGAGATTAATTGTCGTGTTACTTGGTTTAGTAAGAAAGCCGCAAAGTTTAAATTCGATGAAGATGTAGTCATCGGAGAAGATACTTTACAAATGTTACGTTTAAAACACGAAGCTTTAGAAGGTAGATTAAATTTTTATTCAACTGATGAAAATCCAATGACCTACATTTATGATGAAACGATTGGTGGGATTGTGATGAAAGAATCAGAGTTTGGAACAAATTATGAGTGGATGGATAACTATTTAACTAAATTAGAACAAATGGAAAAGTTAGGACAACTACACGAATTTACACAGTTGCCTAAACTTAAAATAGATTATCCTGAAAATTACAGAAAGGAATATATAGATGAGTAAAAAAAGAAACAAAAGAAATAACAAAAGTGTTTTAAAGCATTTAAAGGCTAAACGTGCTAACTTTTATCGTGGTGGTTATGGTGGCTATACTAATGGTTCAAGACCTAGAGGTGATTCAGTACCAGTAGAAAATAATGATACTAGAAATGATTATACAGATATTGATGTTGGTGAAAATCCTAATAATAACTATTATGTTGAACCTGTACAGAATGTAGAAGATGGTGAAGAACAAAATGGTGGTAATACTGGGGTAGCTGGTAATCAAGGTGGACCAGGACAAGGTGGTGGTCCTTGGTGGAGACAAAAGGGATATAATTCTTATGCAGAAGCTATTGCAGATGGGTGGAGATATGTTGCTGGTGTAGGTTGGACTCAAAGCGGTGGTAATAATAATAACACACAAGATGGTACAAGTCAAGGTCAAGTAGACCCTAATCGAACAGACCGTGTTCAACGTACTGGTGTAACTGCTGAAGCTATTGCTCAAGGTGAAATGCCTGAAGGTATTCCTACTATTCCTGATGCAGGTAAAATAGATAGAACAGGCACAGAACTTGATGCAGGTTCACAATCTTTTAAAATGCAAAAGACTGGATATGCTAGAGCTTCTGGTGTTGCTGATACAAGTAAAGAACAAGTAACTGAAGGCGATGTTACAGAAGCAGGAGATACTGAAGACGTAACAGCTACTACAATAGCTGAAAAAGATATATCTAGAATTTCTAAAGATGATGCTCCAGAAGTAACAGCCGCAAAGATGGATAAGCCTGTTACCACAGCACAAGTAACTGAAGGTACAATTACAGAAGGTAAAGACCCTGCTACAGTAAAAGTTGAAGAAGGTTCAATAACTAAACTTATTCAAGGTAAATTATCTGACGGTGCAACCTTTGACCCTGAAACAGGTAAAGTAATACGACAAGACAAAGTTGCAGATGCTAAAGCTACAGAAAGAAAGTTATCGACTATTTCTCCACAAGAACTTCAAGGCTTACAAGACTTAGCAAAAGAACGTGGTGTTCAAGTTGAAGACTTACCAGAATATAAAAGAATAGGAGAACGTCAAGCACAGACAGGCACAGCCGCTACACGTGAAGCAGGTGTAGTACAACCTATTGACGAAACAGAAGAAGTTAAAGCCGCAGTAGCTGAGTATTATGCGGCTGACTATACACCTCAAGCAAATAATGTAGACATTGATGATGTTCCTGCATTTAGAAAAGCGGCACAACGTCAAGCACAAGTAGGCGAAGCCGCAACACGAATAGCTAATGAACTAGGTAACGCACCTTCAGTAGACTTAGAAGGTCGACAAGCTATTACAGGTACAGCACCTCAAGGAGATGCCGCACAGATTGGTGGTATTCCTACAATGCAAGCATCTAGTATGCAAGCAGTTACAGGTAAAGAACGTACAGTAGCCGCCGCAGACATGATGGCAGTTGTTGGTAACGTACCAGAGCCTATTACAGCCGCAGTAGCTGAAGACCCTGCAAGTGTAGAAGCTAAGATAGATTCAGAGCCTGTTGAGGTTATTGCCGCAGTTGCCGCATTACCACAAGAAGCTTTAGTGTCTACACAGATGGAAGGCTTACTTGCAGGAATGGAAGAAGGTAAGACCCCACTATGGGCTAAACCTGCTGTCGATGCTATTAACCAACAGATGGCTTCTAGGGGCATGTCAGTGTCCACAGTGGGCAGAGATGCATTGTTTAATGCAATCATCCAGAGTGCTCTTCCAATGGCTCAGAGCAACGCACAGGCTCTCCAAGCTAGAGCACAACAAAACTTATCAAACGAACAACAAGCTAACTTGCAACAAGCACAGTCTAGTATGCAACTAAGAATGCAGAATCTATCTAATAGACAAACTGCCGCTTCTCAGACTGCACAGATGGCACAGCAGATTGCAGTACAACAAGGTACTTTTAATGAAAGTGCTGTACAACAAACTGCCCAGAATAGACAGCAAGTTAGAATGCAGAACATTCAGAACCAGCAAGCTATGGCTTCTCAAGAATCTGCACAAAGACAACAAGCGGCAATAGCTACACTAAATGCTAATGCCCAGATGGACTTAGCAAACTTACAAGCTCTTAATGCGGCAGAAGGACAGAACATGTCCGCAGAGCAACAAGCAAAACTACAGTCTTATAATGCTCAAGTAAATAAAGTAATGCGTCAAGCAGACTTGAATCAGGATATGGAAAAGGCTAACCTTTCTCCTGCCTTACAAGTTGAGATGCAACGTGTATCAGAAATGAATGCGGCGGCAAAAGATACAATGACCGCAGAGCAAACAGAACGTCTTACAAATCTACAAACTCTTATAGACTTCCGTAAGACTGATGCACAGTTTGCACAGCAGATGGACTTGGCTAACATGTCCAATGAGCAACAGATTGAACTAGCCGAACTATCAGATAGAGCCGCTACAGATACTGCAAACTTTACAGCCGATAATCAATTTAGATTATCTGAGCTAACTGCTATAGTACAAAGAAGTACAAGACAAGCAGAGCTTAACTCTCGTATGGAAGAAGTTAATCTTGATGCAAGTCTTAAAGTAGAACTAGCTGAACTCTCTGAACGTAACACTACGTCTAGAGCTAACATGTCTAGTGAGCAACAAGCACGTTTAACTAATCTACAAAACTTAGTAGACTTTAGAAAAACTAATGCGGCTATGGCTCAACAGATGGATTTGGCTAATCTTAATAATGAACAGCAAATAGAAATAGCAGAGTTAACAGAAAGAAGTGCGGCTGATGCGGCTAACTTTACTGAAGACAACAGAATGAGACTACAAGAACTGAACACAACAGTTCAGGTAATGTCTCAAGAACAAGAGCTTCTACAAAGGGCTGACTTAGCTAAACTAAGTACAAGCGAGAAAGTATCACTAGCTAACCTGACAGAAAAGAACAGGGCTGATAGTGAGACAATGACTGCACAGAATCAGATTGAGTTAGCTAACTTAAACAAGAAGATGACTGCGGCACAGAACAATGCTAGATTAGCTCAAGAGCTTGGTCTTGCTGAGTTAAGTAATGCACAACAAGCCGCAATGACTAATGCTCAAGTTACTGCTGGTATGGACATGGCTAACTTTAGTACTGAACAGCAAACAGCTTTAGCTAATAGTAAGTTTATGCAAACTGTATCTCTTGAGAACATGAATGCAGAACAACAATCTATTATGCAGAATGCTACAGCACTAGCACAGATGGACTTAGCAAACCTTAGTACACAAGAAAGACTTCAAGTAGAAAATGCTAAGAACTTTTTGACTAGGGATATGGCTAATCTTAGCAACGAGCAACAAGCTAATATGATGAAGGCACAACAAGAACAACAAAGGTTGTTATCAAATCAATCTGCTGAAAATGTGGCTCGTCAATTTAATGCACAGACTCAAACACAAACTGACCAGTACATGGCTAACTTAGCACAAGCTAATGAACAGTTTAATGCACAACAAACTAATGCAATGGAACAGTTTAATGCACAAGCTTTGAATGTTGCAGAAGCTCGAAGAGTTGGTAACGAAGCAGACGCTAACAAACTTGAAGCACAACTTAAAACAGACGTAAGTAAATTCAATGCACAGCAAGACTTTGCACGAGAAGAGTTTAATACAAAGAACGAAACAGCCATAGCACAATCAAACGTAGCATGGCGTAGACAGGCGAACACGGCAGACACTGCGGCACAGAATGAAGTTAATAGGCAGAATGCACAAAATGCATTTGGACTTACAGCCTCTGCTCAAAACTTCTTATGGCAAGAGTTACGTGACGAAGCAGACTTTAACTTTAGGCGTTGGGATAATGAACAGTCTAGGAAGACTTCAATATACACTGCGGCTTTAGGTAATGACACAGGTGCTTCTAAGGAAAGTAACTGGAGCAGTAATTTGACAGCAATTGGTAATTTAATAAATGGGTGGTTAAGCTAATGGGATGGTTAAGAAAAAAAGCAAAACAAATCGGTAATGTATTTAAAAAGATAGGAAAGAAACTAAAGAAAGGTTTAGGTAAAATAGCTAAAGTTTTCGGTAAGTTAGGACCATTAGGTTCTCTTGCTTTATCTTTTATACTGCCAGGGGTTGGAGGGGCAATATTTACTTGGCTTAAAGATATACCTTATTTAGGCAATGTATTTAAAGCGATTGGTAAAGTAGGTAACTTTGTAAAAGACGGTGTAGGTACTGTGTTTAATAAAGTAAGTGATGGTATTGAATGGGCAATGAACAAAGTTAGTAAACCTTTTATGAAAGAAGGTGCACGAGGAGCAGGTAGTGCATTTAGAGATTTTGTAAGTGATGTAACTAATGGATATATTGAGCCTTCAAAACAAGGAAATATTTTTGATAAAGACCTTGCATTAACAACTAAAGATGGTAAACTACTTAGTGAATTATCTGGTGAAGAATTAGATGCATTAAAAGCTAGTGGTGAATTAGATACAATAAAAGCTTCAGCAGATTTAGGTCGAAGTCAAAGTGCCTTTGTAGGTGAGAATGTTAGAAACGTAGAGTCTATGGTAGATGCTAAAGGCAAGCCTATTGAACTAGCTAAAGGCGAAGTTTATCAATTTAATGAGGCTACAGGTCAACATCAAATATGGAAAAACCAAGAAGCTTATAATACTTATGCATCTGGTAAATACGACAGTGCTGTTGGGGGTTTAACTCCTGATGATATAGTAACTGCAACACCAAAGCCTAGTATACTTGAAGGAAGACAAAAAGATAAAGGGTTTACACAATCCTTTAAAGACAGTAGAGAAGGTGCGGCTTATGCTAAACTAGCTCCTGTACAGCAGTTAGGGTCTTCAATGCAAGCTGAAGAAGAAGCAATAGAGCAATATAATGCACAACAAAGTGCAAGAAAAAGTGAGTACTTTGCATATGAGGCTCAACAACAACAAGCTACTGCGGCTCAAGATAATTATTCTAGAAGTGGAGAAACCCCACAGTTTGTAAACTTTGCAGACTTTAATCCACAACAAGACCCTGCAACACAATACTTAGCTTATAGAGGTATTCAAGGTAATGTTAATCCTTATGATGTCGGTGGATATGGATTTGATTATGAAGCATTTCTTAGAGCACAATTAGGAGACAGAGCATATGGTTAATCCAAACGCAATAGCTAAAGAAGCTGAAGAACATTTATTTGAAGGACCAACAGCAGGTCAATCATTAACTAACAGTCCTGATACTCCCTACCCTTGGGAAGGAGCACCAGAAATAACATCTGTTAAAGTAGCCACAGAAAAAATATTCTTTGACCTTTTAAAAGAAGACAACCTTACTACTGTTGCAACACTAATGTCTCAGAAGACTCCAGTTGCTGACATAGCTAACTTATTACTTACAGCAGGTTTCCAAAAAGGTAAGTGGAATCCTGATATGATGTTAAGTCTTTTAGAGCCTACCATGTATATGTTGTTAGCTATTGCAGAGAAAGCAGGGATTGACCCTATTCTTAATCGTGATGATGTTGATGTAGAAATTGAAGAAGACGATGAGATAGATGCAGATATAGATTTAGAAAGAGTTAAGACACAACGTAACCGAATACCAGAAGGTGGTGGGTTTAGAGATGCAGTAGTGCAAAAAATAAATCCTGCATCAGTTGGTGGTGATATTAAAGAACAACTAAAAACTTTAGATAGTGCAAAACTAAAAGAAAGTATTTTACAAAAACAAAAACCTGCCTTACAAGAACAACCAAGTTTATTAGGTAAAACAGGAGTTTAAAAATGGTATTAGATGATTATTCCAACATGAGCATTGATGAACTTGGCTCATCTTTATTGCAGAAAAAAGCAGACGATGAACGTAGAGCCGCTAAAAAATCTAGGAAGAATGAAAGAGTTCAAAAAGCATTAGGCGTATTGTTAATGGGTCAAGGTCTTATGAAGAACCAATATACAAAACGTGTAAAAGAACTAGAAGATATGCATAAGTTTGAAATTATGGATAACGAAAGTCAAGCTAAAGAAATTGCTATGCATTCTGCTATGACTGGTAAAATAGGAAATACATGGAAAGATACAGGCGGCTCTTTAGAAGAACGACTTGATGCATTTGAAGCTAGTGATGATTATGATGCTTTTGCTCAAGAAGCTCGAACTTATGTTGACCAAAAAGTAAAAGCGTTAGACCCAGTAGAGTACGAAAGACTTTATGGTAAAAGTACTTATGAAAATATAATGCGATTAGGAACTAGAGAATTTGCAAAAACATATTTAAAGACTGATAAAGACGGTGTTGCTTATTATAAAAAACAAGAACAATTACTTAGAGATATCTTAGATGATAGTGAAGGTAAGGATATGGATAGGTTAGACTTGTTTAATTTAGGAGCAGGTTTAAAAACTGCAACCTTAACAGCTTATGATAGAAAAAATTATCAAAGAGTTTTAAACGAGTATAGGTCGCAAAATAATCTTGTCGGTGGTTTTAAAAGAGTATTAGGTTTATTTAATGATAAACAAATTAAAAAAGGTGGAGTTGATTTATTTTCGAGTATGACAGAAGCAGACCTAGCAGGACCTTTAGCAACAGATTTAAGTCAAGCTTTAAATTTAAAAGGTATGACAAATGCATTAGGCATAGCTATTTCTGAAGCTAAAAAATCTCCTACTGCATGGAGAGAAAGGGCTGAAAGTAAATCTAATGCTCCTTTGTTTACAAGAATTGGAAACTTTGAACAAGGTCCTCTTAGTCAAGTTGCAACTATGATAGAAGAAGGAACTTATCCTAGTGAACTACAAGGAACAGTAACTAATATACAAAAAGCAAATATTGATGAAGTGTTTGACCATTTAAATTTACCTGCAAATGCAGGTCAAAAAGAAGATTTTGTTTATGATACACTTGCATTATCTCTTAGACTTCAAAAAGATAAACAATTTTTAAAAGCAGTATATCAAAATACTGAAGGTCAAAAAGGTGAAGGTAGAAAAAGTTTTGGAGAGTTCCAAGATATTTTAAGTGATGAAAATAGCAGGGTACAATTTGCGGCAATGATGGCAATAGACTATGGTTATAAAGAAGCTAAAGGTCAATGGAATCCTCTAGTTGAGAACACAACAGAAAGATATGATAGCTATGGAACTTTGATAGGTATCTATGATTCTATGGCTCTTGAGTCTGCTATTGGTACAGGTATTAAAGTAGGTGATAAAGGTAAACTACAATATAGTAATAACTATAAAAAAATGACAGGTGCTCAAAAACAAGAAGCTATAGAACAAGAAGTTACTCGTATTGCTGAAAGTTCTTTTAGTCCTCAAAAGAAAAGAGTACTTATTAATGCATTAGAAGATGAAATTAATGTAGTGTTTGGACAAGACTTAAAAGATTTTGAACAATCTTTTATGGATAAAAAAAATAAAAATCAAGAAGTAACACAAACTCCTACTAAAACAGAAGAACTATTAGGAACTCCAGCAGAAAATATAAAACAGGTTAGTGTAGTTACTGAAAAACCAGAAGAAATAAAAGCTAAAGCTACTATGGTAAACGCTGTTCTTACAGAAGCTGACGAAGATAAACCAGAAGAAATAAAAGATAATCGTTTAATACCAATTAATATTAGGCAAATGATGTATGATATTTTTGGAGGTGATGGAGATGTTACTGAAAAAGATTTAAGTGGTAATGAATTAACAGCCTTGAGAAGTATTATAACTCCAGAAGTTTTACGAAAAGGTAAACTTGAATATGCAGATTATGGTACAACAAAAGCTGGAGATACATACAGTGATGTAGGCGGTGAAGGACATCAAGGAAGTAATCCTATAGAAAAATCTTTTAAGGACCCAGCATACGCATTAAAAACTACATTAGGTCAAGCTAGAGTCTTTACAGATAAGAATGGAAATGTTATAATAGAAGATAGGTATAATTTTAATGATGCAGATGACCAAGTAACTTTTGATTCATTCTTAGATGATTTAAGAGCTATTAAATCTGATTGGAAATATTTCTTACCTAGAAAAACTGCTAAGTACTTTGGTAGTAAAGAAGGTGAAGGAAGTAAAATTATGATTAATTTAGGTAAATTAGACTTAGGTACTTTTGTATAGTGTTAGAAACTTTAACAACTGATTTTTTTTATTGGTGCGTTTATGTATTAGAAGTAATAGGTGCTGTTACAGGCATGGGTTACAAACTAGCCAATATAGTTATCTTTGTTATTATAGAACCTTTATTAATATTATTATTTTTTTATCTATGGATAAAAGAAAAAAATAGGAAAATTTAATGCCAACAGAATTTGAATTATATTTACAACAAATGAGTCCTGAACAAAACTCTTCTAAAGAAGAAGATGATTTTTTATATACTCCTGAATCAATGTCGTATGGTAAAATTGAAGGCTATGATGAAATTATAGTTGACCCTTTAGAACAAGAAGAAGATTATGAACTACCTTCTTTAACAACATCTAAAAAAAGAAGCTTACAAGACTTACGTAATGACCCTGAATTTGATAATAGAGCTTCACGTTTTTTACAGGGCATAGAAGCTAATGAAGATATTTTTGAATATCTTAGGGACTCTGATTATAGTTTAAGTTCTGCTATGGTTCGTTCTGCTCAAACAGGTAACTGGACAGAAGAACAAAAAAAAGATTATGTTTATTTAAGAGAACAATTTGATAATGCAGAAATAAATAGTTTTAAAGAAAGATTCCAAGCTATTACAAATATTACTGGAGACATAATTCTTGACCCTTTAAATATAGTAACTGCTTTGTTTGCAATTCCTAGTGGTGGTACTACTTTAGGAGTTAGGGGTAGTTTAGGAGTAGCCGCACAGCAAGGAGTAAAACGTAAGCTTGCAAGTGAAGTTGGAGAAAAAGCCGCTAAAGAAACAGCTAAACAACTTACGAGGGGTCAAGCAACAAGAAATGTTGCGTTGTTTACTGGTGCTGAAGGCATGGCATGGGGAGGGCTACATAATTATTTTTTACAAGATATAGATATAGATTTAGGATTAGCCGAGGATTTTGATTTAGGTAGCGTAGGTGCAAGTGCTTTATTAGGAGGTGTTGCAGGTGGAGTTATAGGTGGTGGTATGAAATATGCTACTTATAAAGGTCCTAAAAAATCTAGTGCTCCTTCTGGTAATAAAGATGTAGATGATGTATCAGTAACAGAAATGCCAGAAACACATAAAGAAATGGAATTTAAATTTAGTAATGAAGATGACATTATTAAAACTAGTAAGTTTCAAGATTTAAGAAACAAAGTATTTGAAAATTATAATCTTGATAGGTTTATTAATTCTACAAAAAAAGCAAAAGATAAAGCTATTGCTAATACTGTTGGTAAACCCACTACACGTTTCTTACAATATGTAGATAGCTCCCCTAAATTAAAAGAGTTATTAGCTAAAGTTCGTTATGACTTTGATACTACATTAACTAGTAAAGGAGAATTTTTAGTTAAAGCAAAATCTTATGGATTAGCTTTAGGAGAAAGAACTGGACTATATAATTTTGGTTTAGCTAAATCATTAGGTGTTTTAAATAAAACAGGTAAGGATGCTTTATTAAGTAACAAAGATAATGTATCTTTAATAACTTTATTGCGTGATAAAGATGTAGTAGCTATACCATCTTCCGACCCAAACAAAAAATTTATTGGTGATTTAGTTGGATTAAAACATAATGGTGTTGAAGTAACTGATGAACTTGCTTTATCTTATGGTGGTACACTAAAGAAAGGAGAAATTATTTATGATGGTACAGGTGGTGTTAGAAATTTATTAGATGATACATTTAATGATTTAAATGAAGCTAAATTATTTAAAATAGGTACACAAAACTTAGGAGGTTATATGCCTCGTTTGTTTAATTATAGTAAATTAAAAGAAAATCGAAAAGCTTTTGAAGAAAAAATAATTGCCGCTAAACACGCTGACCCTATGAATAATGTAGATGAAATTACAATTAGAACAGAAGATGGCGATTTAATTAAAGGTAAAAAACAAGATGCCTTGGGTATAGATATGAATGTTTTTGGCAGAGACTTTTTAGAGGAACAAGGAGTAAAAGCTAGAGCAGATGGAACTAGATGGCTAGAAGATGCTACACCTGAACAAGCATTAGCCGCACAACAAGCAAAGGCTGAAAAAATTGTTGATGATATGTTAGAAGAAAGATGGACACCTTTTGATATTAAAATGATGAAGAAAGATAAATTCACAGGTGCTTCTAATGGTCAATTACAAGCTAGAAGATTTACAAATTTAAAAGATAATGAAATTGATTTTGTTTTAGAAAATAATTTACAAACAATTTTAGAAGGTTATTTCAGCAACTCTGCTCGTTCAATAGAAAGAGCTAAGTTTTTTGGTAGGAATGAAACTGAATTTTATGATGAATATCTTAAACCTATTAGAGAAGAATTAAAAGCTAATGGTATTGATGAAAATGAGGCACAACTAGTACAAGAAAAACTACGTACTATGTATCAAAGAATTACAGGCATTGAAACTTTTAGAGAAGACCCACTTAAAAAAACTGCATTTGCAAGAACTACATCAGACATTCTTAAAATTTCACAGCAGTTAGCCCACTTACCTTTGGCTACAGTTTCTAGTGTTACCGAACCTATGTTGTTATTAGCTAGAGCACGTAAAGGAGATACTTTAAATGTAGCATATGATATTGGTAACTCTATACGTAAAGAAACTAATGATATAATGTTTAGAGTTATTAAAGGTATACGTAGAAATAGAGGTAAAGAAGTCTCTGATATATCTGATGAAAAGTTTTTAGGTATGACATTTAAAAGTAGTTTAAAAGATGATGAATGGTCAGAGTTATATCAAACTGGATTGGCTTTAGAGCAAGCAGTACAAGAAAGACTTGAAGGTTTAGCAGGTGAAGGATTACATTCTGCACTTGCTAAAAAAATTCAAAACGGATTCTTTAAAGTTAATTTACTTACACAGTGGACTAAGGCTGTGCAACTTGCATCATTTACATCAGGTAAAAGATTAATAAGACAAAATGCTGAAACACTTTCTAACGGTGGATTAAGTAAAGGTAAACAAAAATACCTTACTGAACAGCTAGGAGACTTAGGTATTAATGCAGATGAAGCTGTTTCTTGGTATAGAAATTCTTTAAAGGATGGTGTCTTTGATGACAAATTAGCTAGAGACTTACCTTTTTATAATGAAAGCTATACATCAGGAGCTAATAGATTTGTAAAAGAAATTATTTTAAATCCAAGTTCTGCAGAAGCTAATAGACCTTTATGGATGTCAACACCTACAGCACAGTTATTAGTGCAGTTTGCAGGATATCCTACAGTGTTTACAAATACAGTACTTAAAAGATTTTCAAACGAAGTAGCTACTGACTTTAAACAGTTTGGTAAAACAGGAAAACTTAGTTCATTTCAAGCAACTCCTAAAGCTTTAGCAACTGGTGTTTTAATGACTACTGTAGCCCATCATATGAATGTTTTAAGAAGCGGTGGTGAAAACTTAGTAGATAGAGAAACTGGAAAAAAAAGAGAGTGGAATGAATTAGGAGTAGAAGCTGTTCGTAGATGGGGTGGTCTTGGTCCTTTTGAATATGCACAAAAATATGGTGGTGAACAACGTAGAAATGCAGGAGATATAACTGCATTATTTAAAACTTTTGCAGGACCTGTTCCTCAAGATTTAATTGATAGTGTATTATATAGAAAAGGTTGGTGGGAATTAGTCGCTACTAATGCACCAGGATATTCTGCGTATGATTTAATAGCAGGTAAAGGAACTAAAAAAGCATTACGTAAAAAAGCTAGAGAAATGGATAAAGATTCTACTGATAAAGTAGAAGAGTTTAAATCATCTTATGGTTATGCAAGAGGCGGTATCGTTACTAATGTACCTAATGTAAAAGACGAACCAGACGAAATGATTAACAGACAGACAGGATTACCGTTTAACGCATCCTCAGAAGCAGTACAAGATTTGGAAGATAGAGAGTTAAAATCTCAAATGAAAGGACTAGGATTATGAATATAGAAGAATGTAAACAACAAATAACAAGGCACGAAGGTGAGGTATTAAAAATCTATGAAGATAGTTTAGGGTATAAAACTCTAGGCATAGGACACCTGTGTCAACCAGAAGACCCTGAATATACTTGGGAAGTAGGAAAGCCTGTAACACAAGAAGTAGTAGACTTATATTTCGCAGATGACTTTGATAAACATTATAGAGAAACAATACATATCTATGGTACTGTACCTTCTTTTAATAGATTACCAGAGCCAATACAACATGTCTTAGTCAACATGTGTTTTAACTTAGGTGGCACAAGACTTGCAAAGTTTAAGAATATGTTTAAAGCTTGTAAGGAAGGAGACTGGAAACAGATGGCTGTTGAAATGGAAGACAGTCGTTGGTTTAATCAGGTCGGTGGACGTAGTAGAGAATTACAATTAATGGTACTAGGGGTAGCCGAATGAAGAACTTATTGAAGAACATAGTGGGAGCAGTAGCTCCTACATTAGGGACTGCGTTAGGCGGTCCTATGGGTGGTATGGCGGCAAACATGATAGCTGATGTACTTGGTTGTCCCAACACCCCTAAAGCAATTGAGAAGGCTGTAGCAGAAGCAACACCTGAACAAATGCTAGAACTTAAGAAAGCTGAGAATGCTTTTGAAATCCAGATGAAAGAGCTGGACGTAGATGTATTTAAATTAGAAACTGAAGACAAGCAGGATGCTCGTGGAAAGTTCTCAAAGGATTGGACAGCTAGGATAATGGGCATTACAGTTGTAGGAGGATTTATGGGATATATATTCCTTGTTACTTTACAACCCCCAGAACAAAACTCCGAAGCTCTTATTAACTTAGTACTAGGTTATCTTGGTGGATTAGCTAGTGCCGTCATTAGTTTTTATTTTGGAGCATCACATACCCCTAAAGAATAATGTCTGAAGCAGTAACCTTTATAACAGAAGTCGGATTCCCTATTGCCGCCGCAATGGGTTTAGGCTGGTTTGTGTCAAAGTTAATTAACAGAATTATTGACGGCATGGAAACTAAGTTAGACACGCTAGATGACAAAGTTCAAACAAGTTTAGATACTATGGAAGAAAGAGTATCTACAAAACTCGACAGCCAATATGGTATTATCGTATCATTAATTGATAGGATAAGGGCTTTAGATAATCAATCCATACGCCAAGATGTACTACTTAAAACATTACTAGGAGTACCCAACTTAATTAACCCAGAAGAAATAGCGAAAGCTGATAGAGAAGACCAGAGGAAAGATTAGAAATGAAATTGAAGTTAAAGCCCACATTCAGAAGCCATAAGGCAGAACGTAATTGTATGTTCTGTATTTTCTTTTGGGGTATGTCGGTGGTTTTTTGGTCAGGTTATACACTGGCTGATGAGGTAGTATTTAAATTTAAAAGCCCTAGCTTTAATGGGAACAATACTAGCTCACATTATTTAACAATAGAGAACCAAGAGCATTCAAGAAAGCTTAGTCTTAAAGCAGAGATAAAAGCTTTGCAAGATGAAATTGCTAGGGACAAAGAGAACACTACACTTGCTAGGTTTGTACGTAACTTAGAGTCTAGGATTTATGCACAGTTATCACGACAGTTGGTTGAAAATTTATTCGGAGAAAATCCTAGTACAGAAGGGACTATAGAATTAGAAGGTAATACTATTACTTATTCAAGTGACGGTGTATATATAACATTAACGATAACGGATTCAAATGGAGAAACTACGACTATTACTTTGCCTATCGGTACTTTTACTTTCTAGTTGTGCAGTCTTTGAGGCTAATGACGATTTATTTTTAACCAAGAAAATACAACCCACCTCAACCCTAGATTTACAATCCACAGTATTAAAGAATCTACCTGCCGCTAAGAATAAACCTACCATAGCTGTATACCCCAATAGTTTTAAAGACTTGACAGGGCAACGAAGAAGCAACAGTACGTTTGCTTTGTTTAGTACAGCAGTTACGCAAGCACCTGAAGCATTTTTAATTAGGGCTTTTAAGCACACAGCTAATGGTAATTTCTTTAGGGTCGTAGAACGTGTAGGTCTTGATGACCTTACAAAAGAACGACAGCTTATTAGAAGCACTCGTAAAGAATTTGAAGAAGATAATAAGTTAAAGCCCTTACTTTTTGCAGGGCTTTTAGTTCAAGGAGGCGTGATTAGTTACGAGGCTAATCTGCAATCTGGAGGTATCGGAGCTAGGTACTTAGGGATTGGAAATAGTAAATCTTATAGAGAAGATACTGTAACCATATCATTAAGATTAGTATCGGTATCAACTGGTGAAGTACTTACAGAAACTTTAGTATCTAAAAGTATTTTATCCACAAGCATTTCTCAGGATATATTTCGTTTTATTGAAACTGGCACTGAACTAGTAGAAATAGAAGGTGGTGTTGCTGAGAATGAGAGTGTTTCTATAGCTTTACAAAAGGCAATAGAGACTGGGGTTTTAAATATAATACATATAGGAATAGATAGAGGCTATTGGGAATATGAATAAAATAATAATAATAATATTAGGCATACTGTCATCACTTACTTTTGCCGCAGACAACGAGATTTTTGTAGAGCAGAGTGGAGCTACTGCTAATCTAGATTTAGAACAGTTAGGTTCAGCTAACTTAATAGGGGGATTACTATCTTCCGCAGGTTCAATGACTCCTTTCGATTTAGACGGTGGTACAATGACGCTTGACGTAAATCAAATAGGAGATACTAATAAATTTCTAGGTGATATATGGGCTGATAACTTTACAGGGTATTTTAATTTTGATGGTAGCAGTAATGCGTTTACTATTCAAGTAGACCCTTCTAATACATATGGAGCAGATGGTTCAAATGTAAATGTGCAAGCTACAGGTAGTAGTAATACATTTACACTAGACTTAGCAACAGCTTCTATGTCAAGTAATACTGATTTAGATTGGATTATTAATGGTGATAGTAACACTATTAATGCTGATATAGATTATGATGGAGCAACAAACTACATGGATATTGATGGAGATTCCAACACTGTAAACTTTGATGGGCAAGGTTATGCAGGAGGATATTTCTACCTTGACCAAACAGGTAGTAGTAGAACTTTTAACATCAATCAAATGAGTACAAAAGATAATGACTGGCTTAAAATACTTAGTACTGGTTCTGGTGGTACTGTCTGTGTCATTCAAAACGATGGCGGCAGTTCAGTCGGTTGCTAATATAGGCAACATAACAGAACTTAAAGGGTCGGGCAGGGTAGTAAGAGATAAAGATTATATAGCTTCTTTAGCTCTTGATATAAATAGTTATGATAATGTTCAAACTTCTAATGGAAGAATAGGCATTACTTTTTTAGATGACAGTCAGGTTAGATTGACTGAACACTCTGAACTTATCATAGATGAGTTTATATACGACCCTGACCCTTCCAAATCGAAGATGGCTCTAGAGTTTGCTAGTGGTACTGCAAGATTTATCACAGGAAAACTAGCAACTGTAGACAAACAAAATATATTTATAAAAACTCCTAGTGCTACGATAGGTATTCGTGGTACTGATTTTACTGTAACTGTAGATGAAATCGGTAGGAGTTTAGTTATATTATTACCAGACGATAACGGTCTTCCAAGTGGAGAGATTGTTGTTGTAACAGCTATGGGACAAGTGGTTCTTAACAAACCTTACCAAGCTACTACGGTTTCTATGTATGAAGCCAAACCAACCAACCCTGTTATCCTTGACTTAACACTTGAGTTAATTGATAACATGCTAATAGTAAATGCACCAAGAGAAGTAAAACAAAATGAAAGACAAGATGGAACTAGTAATACTAATGTTTTGGATGTTGACTTCCTTGAGTTTGATGATTTAGAAGTAGACTATTTAGCTGAAGACGATTTAGAGTTTACAGAATTAGATGTCAATTATCTTGATGTTAATTTTCTTGAAGACTTACTAGATATTATAGAAGATGTAAATGAGCTAGACCAAACAGAATCTTTACTACGAACAGATATAAATTTAAAAGGTACTCAGTTGGGCTTTGATTCTAACACACAAATAAATACTTTCTTAACAGACAATGTGCTAACTTTCTATAAAGTTTTAGAAGATACTGTCCGTTTAGATTTAGATAGAGACGGAGGGTACACGGTACTCTTAGTCCAGAATGGGAAGGGGACACAGCTTGTCATTAATGGAGGAGGAAATTCTAGTATCACTATAAACCAAGGAGATTAAATGGGCTATAAAAGATTTATAAGATATAAGTATGGCTATCCTCTGTCTAGGGTAGGTACTTTACTAGATATAACAGTATGAAGTGGGCATTAACTTTACTAGGTATATTAACATTACCTTTATTATTTAACTCAGAACCTTTAGAAGTACTCAGGCTTAAAACATTTGATGCTCTAGTGGCAACACCAAACGCTACTGGGCATTTTACTGTACTGAATATTACGGAACAAGACCTTGATAATCTAGGAGGCTACCCTCTACCTCGTCAAGACTTAGCTAAGATTCATAAAGAGATTATGGATGCAGGAGCTTACGGTGTTGGTTGGGTCATGTTGTTTCCACATGCAGATAGAATGGGTGGGGATGATGAGTTTGCTTTAGAGCTTTCCAAGTCTGCAAGTGTCATAGCTATGCCAGAAGTAGACAACGGTCTATATCCTGCTACTCATGGGACAGTTATAAAAGGACCAAATGTTTCCTTACCACAAGCTTCTGGTTTCTTATCGAATGTCGATATACTAAAACAGTCAGCCTCTCAAGGTGCAGTCTCTGCTCCAGTAGATGTAGATAATCTTGTAAGACAGATACCATTACTACAACAAACACCAACAGGATGGGTAGCTTCTTTTGGTACAGAAGTTTTAAAGATACTTGGGGGTGGTAATACTTATCAGATTGTTACTAATCAAAATGGTATTGACATGATAAGAGTCAAGGGCATACCCCCAGTAGATACAGATAGTTTTGGGCGTAAGTGGATTAGTTGGGTTGACACACCACAAACAACATTAGAAGAGATGAATGTAGAAAGCACATTTGTCTTTGTCGGTTTTACTGCTAAAGGAATCTCGCCTCAACTTGCAACGCCTGTTGGGTTAATAGAACCTCACAAAATACAGGCGGCACTTTCAGAAAGTATGTTGCTTGATAGTCCTAAAATTCCAGAGTACAGATTACTTGCAGAACTATTCATATTAATCCTCTCAGGCTTACTCACAGCCTCTCTAATCAATTATCTAGGTATCACTAAGGGGGTAGTATCAGTTGGTACTTTGATGGCAGGAACAGGCTATTTTGGATATAGTGTCATACAGAATAATATACTCATAGATGTCACTTGGTCTTTAATAAGTATGACACTTATTGCTACACTGCAATTCTATTTAAACTTTAGAACTCAATATAAACTTAGACAGCAAATCAAGAAACAGTTTGAACATTACCTCGACCCACGGCAGGTTAAGCAGTTGCAAGATGACCCCAGTTCGCTGAAGTTAGGAGGAGATAGACGAAGATGTACCTTCCTCTTTACAGATGTAAGAGGTTTTACTAGTTTATCAGAGAGGTTAGAGCCAGAAAAGGTGACTGAAATTATGAATAAAGCTTTGACTATTCAGGCTGATGCAGTTAAAAGAAATGGTGGGATGGTAGATAAATATATAGGGGATGCAATGATGGCAATCTTCAATGCTCCAGTAAGCCTAGACGAACATGAGAACAAAGCCATCCAAACAGCGTTAGAGATACACCGAGATATGGCAGAAGCCAAGCTAGGAATAGAGATAGGTATCGGCATAAATACAGGAGAAGCGGTAATAGGTAATATGGGTAGTGACTCAAGGTTTGATTACTCTGCGATAGGTGATGCTGTTAATCTTGCGGCAAGACTTGAAAGCTCTACTAAAGAAGTAGGCGAGGATATAGTTGTTGGTGTGAATACGATAGCAGGTTCTACTACCCAAGCTAAATTGTTAGACCCTATTTATGTCAAGGGTAAAGCAGAACCTATTATCATATACACAATCTAATCATCCATCTTCCTAGCATTTAAATTAGATTCAATATAACTATGCACCTCATCTAATTTCTTTGTAGCTTCTCTGACTATTGTATTAAGTGTTGCGTACTCTTCTACACTAAAATACTTCTTAAGTTGTGTGATGTCCGTACTTAATCTTTCAGTGACTAAGTTGCCTGTCCTATTATACAATAGTTTATATCCAAGCAACTCAGCTTCTTCTCTTTTCTTTTTCATTATTCAATCCCTGTAAAAGTTACAGAGTCTTGCCTCCCTCTTAATCCTGCTTTCATGTAAGTGGTTGCTCGTCCTTCAAAGAAGTTCTGATGCTCAACACCCATGACTTCATCAAGCCAAGTAAGTGGGTTTTCTTTCTGGTCATAGTTAGTCTTCAATCCTAACTGTAGTAACCTACGGTCAGCAATGTATCTGTTATAAGCATACATGTCTTTCTTAGTTAGTCCTTGTAAGTCTCCCATCTCAAACACTAAGTCTAAGAATTTGTCTTCAAGTTCTACCATGTCCCTACAGATTTGATATAGCTCTGCTTTGAAATCGTCTGTCCAAATCTCAATGTTCTCTTGAATAAATTCACGGAACAATTTAGTCATAGCTTCAACGTGCATAGACTCATCACGGATAGAGTAAGTAACAATCTGTCCCATACCTTTCATCTTACCAAAGCGTGGGAAGTTAAGCAAGATAGCAAAGCTACTAAATAATTGTAGCCCTTCTGTAAACGCTGAGTATACGGCTAGTGTTTTAGCAATAGTTTTCTTGTCAGACTTAATCGGTTTAAAGTTACCAACATAATCATGTTTGTCTGCCATCTCTTCATACTCAGAGAAAGCTTTGTATTCTATTTCAGGCATACCTACTGTATCAAGTAGTAGGCTGTATGCATCTTGGTGTATAGATTCCATGTTAGCAAACGATGACATCATCATTCTTGCTTCAGGTTTCTTAAAGATAGGCATGTACTTGTCGACATATCCTGCACCAACATCTACATCAGACTGTGTAAACAATCTAAATATCTGTGTCAGTAAATGTTTTTCTTCAGGACTTACATCCTGCCAATCTTTTACATCTGTATGCAACGGAACTGATTCAGGCATCCAATGCATTTGATTTTGTAGTTTGTAATACTCATACATCCAAGGGTATTCAAACGGTTTATAATAGTCTCTAGTTGTTATTAAGCTCATGGTTTCTCCTTAACCTTCACAGGCAATACATTCCACATCATCTAAACGAATGCGTGGGATTTTAGTGTTTACGTTTTCTACGTTTCGTGCCGCATTAGTTCTAAAGTAATACAGCGATTTTAGTTTGTTCATTCCATACCAGTGTACATCATTTACATATTGCATATATTCATCATGCACTTCTTGTGGCTCAGTACTCTTAGGTAGAGTAAAGAATAGATTGACTGACTGTGCTTGACAAACAAACTGTTGTCTTTGATAAGCATGTTCAACAATCCAGATTTGATTTATCTCATTGGCAGTTTTAAATATTTCTTTTTGTTCATCCGATAAGATATCTAAGTGTTGTACTGAACCTTCATGGGCTGAGATATCCTTCCATATCTTTTCTAGCTCTGAGGCTTCAAGCCTTTTATCTTTGAAAATCCTTTCAAGATATTTGTTTTTAACTTGATAGCTTCCTGATAAAGTTTTATGAGTATAACAGTTAGCCCTGTAAGGCTCAATAGAAGGGGAAGTACCACTGCATATAATCCCACTACTAGCATTAGGAGCAATAGCAAGTAGGTTAGTGTTTCGCTTACCTGTACCGTGTATGTCAGGAGCTTCTCCCCTATCTTGAGCAAGTTCTTTAGTAGCTTGCGTGGCCCTAGATTTGATAAAGGTGAATGCTTTATGATTGAAACCAGTTGCATAGATACCTTCAAAAGGTATGTTCCTACCTTGGAGATATGCATGAAAACCCATTGCACCCAGTCCGATGCTACGTTCACGATATGCCGAATACGCAGACTTAGTAAATCCTTCCTTGCCTGTTCTAATATATTTTTGAAAGCGTTTAAAGTTTGCACTGTAGTCTCCTAATTGTTCCGTGTCTACTGCATTGTCAATATAATGTTGTAGTATATTGTCAAGCATGGTTACTAAATCTTGTATAAAGTTATCATCTTTAGACCAAGCATCAAAATGTTCAAGGTTTACAGATGAAAGACAACACACTGCTGTTCGTTCTTCGTTTGTAGGTAAGGTAATTTCAGAACACAGGTTGCTCTGTTGTATTTTTAGTCCTAAATCTTTTTGCATTTTAGGCAGGTATTCATTACAAGTATCAATGTTTATCATGTAAGGTTCGCCTGTCTCTGCTCTGGCATGTATAATCTGCCACCACAAATCTCTAGCGTTTACTATCTTAACAGCCGTGTTAGATTTAGGGTCAATCAATCTCCAGTCTTCATCATTCTCAACAGCTTTTAAGAATGCATTAGTAATGTTAATACCATTATGTAGATTAAGATTTTTCCTATTGATATCACCACCCGATTCTTTTCGCATGTTAATAAATTCTTCAATCTCTGGGTGAGAGATGTCCATATATGCCGCATAACTTCCTCGTCTTGTAGTGCCTTGGTTAAAGGCTAACATCTGTGAGTCTACAACGTGGAGGAAAGGAATGCTTCCAGTAGAACGAGAGCCATGAGAAGTTGAAATACCGTTGCTCCTAATATCGCCCCAATATCCACCGATGCCTCCACCACTACTTGCGAGCCATACGTTCTCATCATAGTGAGCAGATAAACCACCCCTGCTGTCAGGAACATAATTGAGAAAACAACTGATAGGAAGCCCACGGCTCGTACCTCCGTTGCTAAGTATAGGAGTGCTGAACATGAACCAACGAGAGGAAGCGTAGTTATAAAGCCTTTGAGCCAATTCAAAATCTGTGTCCCCTTTGTAGGTTGCTCCGTAGACGGAGGCTCTTGCGAATGCTTCTTGTGCATGTGTTTCTTTCTCCCAAAAGTATCTATCCTTTAATGTGTCAAGACTAAACTTGTCAAATGTATTTTCTTTATCATAATCTATTTCAATTCCTAGATAAGGTTTCTTACCTAACTTATCATCTACCATTGTCTGTGTCCTTATCAGTTGAATTCCGTTGTACATACAAAGCTATTATAGCATAGTGTATAATCTTATGCAAGTCCATTTCAGACTTACCATTCTTTTTTCCATACCTCATTGCATACTTCATAATGTTACCCATGCAAAAGCCTTCTCCGTGTCCTGCATCTAGTATCATATCAGTCGCTTGGTACTTACCGTTAGCATAGTGTTGGTCATATGTTTGATTTACATACAGTATTATATCCTTTATAATATCATCTTCTTTAAATTTATAGTTCATTGTTTTTCCATTCATGCGGTAAACTTTCTTCGTTATACCATTTAAAATTATTAGTATCAGCCCATTCAGCATGAGTACGTTTAGTACCATCCTTTCTTTTCTTTGCGGCTGGCATTGGAGCAAAAGGTTTTTGAAATAAGAATACTAACTCATAACCTTTTGGCAAAGCCTCCCTTATATGGATGTACTTACTGTACTCTGCAAAATCCCAGAACCTACCCTTTGCTTCAAGTAAGATTGTCTTACCTTTTATTTTCTTAACAAAGTCAGGTTCATACTTATGCTTAATTATATAGTCAATGTTATCCCAGTGATGCTTCCACTTTTTTAATATAGTGTCGTGCAGTGTGGCTTCCCAGATACTATCATATCCTTTTGGGACATTAACTTTTTTAGGGCGAGGCTTTCTCGGTACTCGTCTAGACATCAGTAATAGAGGAGTCGTAGTTCTTAACTAGCTTCCAGTACTGAAGGATAGAGTTGAACATGTTAAGGTGTCGAGAGTGTGTCTCATCATCCCACTTATAACAAGCAATCAAACCTGTGTCTTTCCTATCTACAAAGATAGAAACTCTCTGTGGATTATCAAACCCACAACCTTGGGCATAAGCAGACAACTGCATACCGTGTTCATCATATACTAATTTAGCAGGGTCTTTACCTTCTAAGTTATCCTTTGTTTTAAAGTCAACAAAGATACCAGACTTAGAATATAAATCTATCTTACCACCATACCCTGTGTCAGCACAGAAAGAATCCTCTGCTATCCACTCTTCATCAGGAAAATGCTCATCAAGATATTTCTTGATAACTTCATATGGCTCACTGGCAAACGTACCTAAGAAACCATTCTCAATTAAGTTATGGATTTGCGTACCCCTTTCGGCGGCTTGCTTACCAATCTTCTTAGAGTCTTCTTTACAACGATAAACAAAAGCCTCGAACGATTCGTCTTCGTTACGTTCTAAAGTAAGTGCAGAGTTTAAAGCCTGATTAATCTTCCAGTTCTCAAGAGAGGGTTTAGCAATCATACCAAGGATAGTAGTAACAGAAGGAACTAAGTTTAGTTTCTTAGCATCTCTAAGTGTAGTGTTCCTTTCTTTACCGTTAGCACCTATGATGGTATACATCGGCTCTCCGTCCTGTGCATACCAATGTCCAGACTCAGAGGTGAATTTATTATAGTTGTCTATTTTAGTTTTGTCAATAGTTTCTTTATTTTTCTTTGTCATTTTCTGCTTCCTTGAATGCTTTAATTACATCCGATGAAAATAATTTTTGGAGGTTTACTAAGAACATCTTGCTTGCCTTATGGTCTCCACCTGCTACAGTCTTGAATGTGTCTAACTTATCTACAATTGTTTTAAGAACATCTGTCTTGAACACTAGAGTACAGAACTCGTTGTCTCCTACACATAGATTATGAAACCAGTAGTCTGCTTCGGTAGCCTTGATACCTGACGGCTTACCCCAAGATTCATATTCAATACAAATGTTACCTGTCTTTTGCCACATGTCTTTCTCAGACTTTACTTCTATCTTCTTATCAGTTAGCATCTCTGCTATCTTCTCTTCTCTGACTGTGCCATAAGCCAAATCTATATCAAACTTCTTTCTGTTTTCTTTAGTGGGTTTCATACCAATTCTCTCCTATATTGTATTCTCCTGTCAAAGGACAACGCATGTTATAATATTTACTTGCTTCTTCTATTGCTTCAACACCAAACACACCAACGCATTCGGCTTGTGATTCTTTTACTTCTATCTGCCACTCATCATGTATGTTAGCTACAAACCTAGCATCCAAAGCATTGAAGCTCATCTTCTCCTGTAGGATTGTCATAGCTTTCTTCATCACGATTGCACCACCACCTTGCAGTAAGGTATTCAATGCGGCATGTTGACTACGTACATATATCTTTCTGCCATCAAGACCTTTCAAGAAACCACGTTCAGATGCTTTCTGTACTCTGTCTTTAAGTATCTTGAGTGATGGTAAGTTTTTAAGGAAGGTAGCTTTTAGTTTCTTACCTTGCTTTGCACCACCACCAGATATCGAACCTATCTTGGCATCACCTGCCCCATACAAAAATGCATAGATAAATGTCTTGGATTCATTACGAGTCTTAAGTCCTGCTAACTCTTGATTCCTACTGTGTATATCTCCATGTATAACCTCGTCAATATAGTCTTGGTCATTCATGTAATGAGCTAACACTCTTAGTTCTAATCCACTTGCATCTATACCTACCAACTTGTAGCCATCTGGTACTGTCCAACATGAACGACATTCCTTACCATAAGGGCTACCAGAGTTTGGAATCTGTGCCATGTTAGGACTACGGTGTGTCATTCTAGATGTAATCGTACCGTTTGGATTTACATACCCATGTACTCTATCACCTTTGAGTTCATCTATCCAAGATGTAACCTGTGCTATACGCTTCTGATAAAGCAGATAGTCTGCAATAAGTTTAGCTTCTCGTATGTGTTCAATCTTTTTAAGTGTACCCTCATCAACAATGGGCTGACCTGTCGGAGTAAATCTTTCAGGCTTCCACCCAAAGTCAATGAGGTATTCTCCTATTTGCTTACGGCTACCTAAGTTAAACTCAACTAACTTCTGTCTCATGAATGGTTCTACATTCTGAGTCTTGATACAGTTGTCATACTCTGCATCTGTGAGTCCACGCTTTGATAGCTGTCCATCTTTCCTGATGTAAGGTGTTACTATTTTTTCATCCATCATCTTAGGTTTGAATGTGTTGTGTACTTCTTCTTCTACTTCAAACTGTTTGTCCTTGAGTTCTGCAAGCAACTCCATAGCTTTCTTAGTATCAAAGAAGAAACCATTCTTCTCTTGCTGTCGCATAATCTTAGCGACCTTGTGCTCAAGACTGATTGAGTCTTCGCTAAACATCTTACCTTCTTTGAGTAAGTAATTGTATACAACTTCGTTTAGCCTTACGTCTTGAACACAGTAGTCCAACATAGCAGGTGTATACTCATCAAAGGTTTCAGGTTGTTCTTGTTTAGCCATGCCAACACGCCACCCCCAAGTCTTCAAGCTATGTCCATTCTCACGAACAGGGTTAAATAATCTTGACATAACTAATGTATCTTCTAACTGCTGTGTTACTGTAGCACCATGTAGTTTTTCTATTACTGGTATATCATAACCTATAATGTTATGACCTATAAGTACTTCTGCATTCTCTAAGAATTTAATACCTTCTTCGATTTGCGTGTTGTCAAAAGTGTGTACTGCTCCACCCCATTCTTTAGCTACTATACAATGTATAACAGTAGGGTCTAAGCCATCAGCTTCAATGTCAAATATTATTTTAGAACTGTTCATTGTCGAATGTTTCCTCCTCAGATACTTCAAACAACCTACCAGTATCTGAATTATATCGGAGACCACAAGCCAATCCTGTGTCTCCAGTGTACCTAGATTTCAGTACACGAACCTTAGTGAGGTTAGCTTCTTCAGGGTTGCTTGCCTGTTGATTTCTCTCTAGTGCAATCACACAATCAGATAACTGTGCAATACCCTGTGAACCTTTGAGATGAGATAGAGATACTTCGATACCCTGCTCATGTCCTTTATCTCCTGCGGCTCTTCGTAAGTGTGATACCAATATCATACCTACACCTGTCTCTTCTACTAGAGACCTCAAGCGATTCATAAGCATGTCAATACCACGCCTCTCATCACCTTCATGTAACACATTGACTAACATATGTAAGTGGTCAACGATTACCCATTTACATTCACAGCCTACAATAATGTATCTAAGCTTGGCAAAGATATCATCAATGTCGGTAGCACCTAAGTGTGAGTGAATGAATACTCTACCAGAAGGGATAGCCTTATCAAACAAACCCATGAGGTCATCATCTGAATAATTCTTACGCTTCTCTGATAGATAGATTCTATCGTTAGCCTCGATGGATAAGATACCATCAGCAGTACGTAACCAGTTCTCTTCAAGGGCTACAATACCTACATTGTCATCTGTGTTTTTGATGAGCCAGTGTTCTAACTCTCTAGTAACACTAGACTTACCAAGACCTGTGCCACCTGTAAGTGTGACCAGTTCTCCTTTACGCATACCATAGAGCTTCTTGTTAAGTCCGTCCCAAGGATATGCAATGCTTTCTTTCTCTTCTCTATGTAGCCAGTCACCTTTCTGAGATGATAACTCCATGATACCAGAAGGTGTGTATGTCTTAGAGTTCCACCATGCTTGGGTAAACTCTGTGAACTTCTTCTGCTTGAGCATTTCGTTGGCATCTTTGAATCCGTTAGGGAACGACATGATTCTAGTCTTGTTAGGCTTGAGTATCTTAGCTACAGCTTTTGCCGCTTCCTTACCTGCCTTATCATTATCAAAGCATAGTACTACATTGTCAAAGGATTCGACAAACTCTATGCTTTCCCTAACATCTTTGACTGCTGATGATGCACCACGCTTGACAGATACCACTGCCCACTTGCCTTGGAACAGTTCGTCCACTGCCATAGCATCACACTCACCTTCAGTAATGGTTAGATACTTGCCACCTGTATTACCATGTAGTTGTTCTCCGAACAAACCAGTGCCTTCAAATGTTCCATTGCAAGCAAAGTTTTTGTTCTCTACATATCGTGTCTTAGTACCAACCACCTCATTACCATTGAAGAATGGATAGATGTGTTGCACTACATTATTGTTTCTGTCCTTGACAATCTTTACACCATACTTAGTTGCTGTCTTTTCAGAGATACCTCTGTCGGTTAGTGAACCGTAAGCACCAGTATAGGATGTTAGGAATGTGTTGTCGGACTTGGGTTTTGTTGTCATTTCAATTACCTTACCTGTTGATTCGTTGTCATAGTCTGTAAAGAAAGTATCACAACTAAAGCACTTTGCAGAGCCATTCTCATTGAGAGATACAGCGTCACTGCTTGAGCATTTAGGGCAGGGTAATTTATGTTTAATGAATTGGGTTCGTTCTTGTATCATTCTATCTCCAGTAGAAAAGTGAGGCGTTGTATTTGGATTGTGCCTTTAAGTCCCATCCAATTAGTAGGACACCTCACGGTTAGTTATTCAGAATCAGTTTCAGTATCTTGTACCTCTTCTTCTCCTGTCTCAACAATCGCATCAGGGTTTTCTTTCAGCAAGCTTTCCAGATTACCTCGGTGCGTAGCACTAGTAAAGTTCAGTGCTTCTAGTAAGACTTCTAGTTGGGACACCTTACTAATAATTACATTAGCGTTTGCCCTAACATTCTCGTCTTCAATCTTAGTCACATCATAAGATGTAACACCATCATCATTTTTAATACTAACAATCATATTAAAATTCCTCCCCTTCGTCAAAGAACTCAGAGCCGTCTTCGGCTTTGTATTCAATGAGGTCTACGATTTGGACAGCCTGTAAGTCAAGACCTTTCCCTGCCTTACCTGCATATTCCCAAGCGTATTCGTTACATTGGACTCTAACCTTAGAGCCATTACCCACAGCAAGATTTACTTCCTGTTTGTTTTGGTCAAGCAATCTCGGTGCAGACCTAACCATTCCATTAGGACCATTTACCTTACGCTTAACTACTATTGCAGAACCTTCGTCCATCTGTTTGATGGTATGTCCACGAGTAGCAAAGTCATTAGCTGTTGCTTCATCAACTACAAGGTTGACTGTGTACATGGGTTCAAATGTTGTATTGGGTGTTTTGATACTTGCCCAATAAGCCGTGCCGTCAATTATCATATTATTCTCCTATGATGTTAGTTAAATTAAAGGAGTTTGTGAGCCAACTACTCCCGAAGTTGTGGACTGAAGCCAAACCAAATAATTTATTATCTGGAGATAGAGGGCTTAAAGTTCTTTGGTTGCTCAGTGTCATGTTGCACATGTTACACCATCTTGTTGCGGATGTCAAGCATTATTTCATCCATGGAATAAAGACTTTCATCTAACAATTTTACATAAAAAACTTTAGGGTCAAGAGTCCATCTTGCCTCATAGCCTACCTTATGTTCATACATTTCTTGTGTGTGTTTACTAATCCAATCACAGAAATATCTGTACTCATCTTCTGTTAGTCTTACAAATCTTTCATCATACTCTCTTTGTGTAAGAAAAGTACCGTCTTCATTTGCTTCAGTATTGTCTGTCCAATTTTCATTTTCCATGTTAGTCTCCTTATCCTAATGTATTGTTCTATTTCTCTCATCATCTGCAAAGGCTTCTCGCAAAGCCTCCTCTGTAATGTCTGCTCTCATCTGCCTCATTGCCATCATGTCCATACCCTCAACATCCCAAGACCTACCATCTTCAGTGCATGATACTGTGAATACAGCATTGACAACTGGCATACTAATAAGAATATCTATAGCAGAGTAAATTGAATTAGCATAAGTTTTAATTTTTTGTCTGTGATTGTCTATCAATACATCAGCTATGTACTCATCCATGTTTAGATACCTTCAGTAGTTGTTCAAAAGTTTCAATGTCTGGATTCTGTTTTAAGTATTTCATTATCCATTTGTCTGTCATGTATGACATATGTAATTGCCCTTGACCAAAAGCATGTGTCTGTTCAGGAAGTAATCCCTCAACTGTATCTACAGTAATAGACTCTGCTTGGTCTTCAGGCAATAGGGTACGAAGCCACTCAACCTGTATTGGTCTGACTTTCTTTCTAAGTTTCTTGATTTGTTTTGAGTTCATATATTAATTCCATATTACACGAGTATTAATTCCATATTAAACGGTTGTTAATTCCATGCTGTAAATTCCATGTAAGGAGTCTCTTGATGTCCTTCAGGCAACCATTGTACCACACTTTCCATGTCTTGTACAGTTAGTTCTGTTCCAATAGTATCTCCTACCTCATCATGAGACAGTATCAAAGCACGACCTGCATAATTTCTATTGCCGATAGTAAAGTATCTATTGTCTACAAGTAGTCCTTCATCATCAATAAACATATCATCTCTGTTGTTTAATCTGACTACATCAAAAGTTCTACAATCAATTAAGTCGTATATCTCTTTGAAGTTACCAGAGTAAACAACCTTCTTAATTGTTTGGTCGAGTGGGTTTATTAGTATGCCTTTCATATTACCTCCAAGGTTAAGTGTTCTTCTGTTTTGTAAAAGTTATAAGTCATTCGTAGTACCATGCCCCCTTCAGCCTGTGCTTTCAAATGTTTAATTGACATTCGTTTATCACCACGCTTAGTCTTATAAAAGTTTACCTGTGATTCTTTGTCTCTGTAGCCTGAACTACTACGTACAAATACAGCAGGGAAGCTGTGTCTCTCTCCAACTTCTATATCATCATAGTCTAAGCCTATATGTTCTAACAATAACAAGACACTTTTGTTTACATCTATAATAGATTTGTTAAGCATGGTGTCTGTTAAAAACAAATGGGCTTCGTTCTCTACAGGTAAATCAAATAGTTCTGTTTGTTTTGAGTAGACTCCTTTGCCTTCAACATAATCACTGTAATCATTGTATGGGTCATCACTAATACTACATAACATTTTACTCATTTGAATCCCTCTTTGAATCTTTTTCATCTTGTAATAACATGTTAGCTATCACTCTAATCTGGTCTCTATTTAAATCAGGGTATCTATTTTTTAAATCTTTTCTATATTGGTATCGTTTTTCAGAGTCTTGTATCATGAGGAAAGCACCTGAACATATAACTATAAAAAATGTACCCAATACTATATTAAAAATAATCTCAATCATTTGTTTACTCCTATGCTGTATGAATTACAAAGCCTGAACTATCATGTCGTGCTTTGCCCTTTGCTTTCAAGCCTACTACTACATTCGGCTTGTCTTTAAATCTAATATCACTCTTGTCCCCATCAATAACTTCTCTACCTTTGTAGTAGATAGGCATTGTACCATGAAAGACTACAGCAATATTGTATTTGATAGCATCAAAGTATTGTGCATACTTGCTGTTAGCTTCTGAATAACTCCATGTTAAATGGTAGTTCTTGTATTGCTCAACCTTTCTTGTAGGTATCTTTGTGTAGTCATAGAATTGTACATCTGGGAATAACTCAAAGATATTCTTACACTCTAAACCTAATTGTTTTTTACTAAACATTTCAACATTACTCATCTCAGTTGTATCTAAAGAATACTGCTCCATGTTTCCAATATAAATATTCTCCCATTGTATATCACTAGTACCATTGAGTCTCAAGCAAGGAAGCTTGCCTTTCTTTTCACAGTATCTTACAAACTTCATAATGTCTGTAATCAGGTCGGTCATGAAGATATCTCTAGCTTCTAAAAACAACCTAGTCTTACGTTCTCTAGCTAGTTGTATGGTATTAGTGGTTTCACCCTTCTTTATAATACCACCACGCCCTGCTGTATTAAGACAAGCCTCCTTGCACCCTGCAATATCTTGATAAGGACATATCTTTGTATTGATAGGACTCAAGTGCAGTATAGCACTCAAGTATTCTGAATACACATCCTTACCTTTTAAAATCTTTGGGTTGCTAAAACTCAATAATCTATAACTCATAACTATCTCCTAAAATTTATGCATTGTTCATTCTTTTATCTATAGCAATTAAAGCATCTGAATATTGTGTGTATCTTCCCAAATGTTCAAATCTATCTTGAACCCACCACTCGTCATTAGTAAGATTGTAAGATAAACAAAATCTATTATGGAGCATATGCATTACAGGTTCTGCATCCTTGCATCTTGAATGATTTATTCTCCTTCCAATATTAATAATTCTCTCTGCTTTTTCTGTGCTTATTCCATAATATTCAGCAAAATAACTTATAGTAATAAAATTATTAAAATAATCAAGATACATTTCCTCTACCTTATCTTTCATTCTGTTTCTCCATAATCTTTTGCCATCTTCTTGATGTCTGAACTTGACAAAGGGTTAGCTTTAAACAAAGTTTTCTGCAACCACTCAAGTGCCAAATCTTTTACATCAATTTTACCATCATAAAAATCATACTCTGAACAAATCTCTTCAAGACAATCATCAAACAAATCATCACGACCTTCCATAATCCAAATGTCTGATAGCTCTACTAAGATTCTACCATGTGTTTTCTTTTCCATTATACTCATCCTCTACTAAAATTAAAAAGGCACTTTAAAGTGATACCTAGCACTAACAATTAAGATATCAAATGCCTACCAGTAATCAACCTGTTAAAGTTCATAACTATTTTCTGAAAGAAACTCATAGAAGTATTATACTCAAAGTCATCAATCACATCAAATGTTTGTTGTGCATCCATGTCAGTAGAAATCTCAAGCACTTGCATACCCTTGTTCTCTTTACCTAAAGCAATCTTTCTCTTGAAAAATAATGGCTTAGAAGGGTTCTGTCGTTGCTTGTACAGTGATGTTTTACCACCATGCCAACCTACAAACGTATCTCCCTTTGTGACTTCATAGCGTTCTTTAGCACTACGAACCCTTACAATGTTGATACCTAAGTCATTTGCTCTATGCCATACAGCCTTGACTGAATATGGTGCTTGACTAATTGGTGTGGTTGTCTTACTGCCTTTTTTTGAATATGTAATTTTCATAATCTATCTCCAATGATATAAGTTAATAAAGTTTAGGTAGTTTTGAAGCGATACCCACGCTTAAATTCTAGTCTGTATAAACAAGCTTACCGATTGATTTATCCTCAAAAAAACAATTCAATGATATCTGTCTATCAACATAATCACCTGCATTGTAATCATATTCTTTACTATGAATTACAATATCTCTTGCAGAAAAGCTTTTCAAATCAACACGCTTTTTAACTTCAATCTTACTGACTCTGTGTATATTAATTTCCATGTTTATCTCCTAAGTTGCTGGGTTAATAAGTTCTTCAAGTTCTTTGTCTGCCTCATCTAAAGCCTCTAAAGACTCAAGATAATTCATCAAATCATTATGTTCATTCTCATCCATAATTATCTCCTTTATGATTAATTGTTCGTTGTTGTCGCTGAGAAGTGTACCGCAACCCTGTCTGGCTGTCAAGCATTTCTCTAATCTTAAGATATATTTATTATCTTAGAAAGTTTGAATAGTCCACACAGTCCCCATTTCCATAGAACCTGCACTCAAAAAAGTATAGTCAGACTTTAGAAACAAATGTTTGCTTTTAGAATACTTGTGTTGATATATAAAAGACTTGTCCTCTTTAAGTGAATGTCTCTCATTAACAAAGTACCCTAAGTCATTGATATACCGTTGTGCTTTTTGTAAGTTTGTGAACTGTTTCATATTACTTGACCGCCATAATTAAATTATCTTTCATAGTAACATTTGCAAAAAACTCTCTACCTTTTCCAGTAATATGAGGTCTATTTGCTCCAGTTAATACACCATTTGATACATATTCATCTCCAAATAAACTGGTTTCAATGTAATTTAAACGGTTGCCAATATTTTCTTTAAGTTCTTTCTTGCTTTTGTAGTTAAAAACTATCATTTTCTATCTCCTTTGCTTTGTTTTACAAGGAACATCCCTTGCTGACCCGACCATCATGCCCCAAGCCGACAAAGCTGTCAAGCATTTACCTAATTTAAGATATATTTATAATATTAAAACTAAAAAAACTTAATAATTTAACATAATATTAAAATAAATACAAACTTTTTTGTAAATAAATTACATTTTTGGTGCAATAAATTGTAAATAATTACTTTAATTTGGTGCAATAAAGTGTATAAATAGCTTACATTTTAACTTAAATACGCCCTCAACCAACCGACCAATTTAAAAAGCTCCCTCAACCAACCGACCAACCGTAAGCTCGAGTTTTAAATTACTTAATTAAGTTTAATTAATTTCTTTGGAGTGGTCGACTAGAACCCCCATAAAAAGCCTTCCTCATTATCAAGTAACCTGTCTTCTAAGGGAACAATAGACATAAAAAAACCTTCCAAACTCTGTAGCTTGGAAGGCTTTTAGGTTAGCTATTCTCTTTAAGATATAAATCTATCTTATCGAAGTACGCTTTAGGGAGAACTTTCTTAGTGAAAAGCTCGTTTGCTTTCTTGAAAGTAAGCCTCTGTTCTTTAGCTAGTCCGTATAAGCAACCCTGAATCTGCTTTTGCAGTCTCCAGTTCATAGAGCCAGTCTTTGGGTCTTTGGCGAACTTATAGCCTAACCCCTGACATTGCTTGAATGAAGCAGGGCTTTGAAGTCTTTCTTTGTCGAAAGCGTTTATATCGAATGTATTTTCCATGATTATCTCCTAAGATTTATGGATTGTTGAATGCCAGCAATGTAGTCTTGCAAGCGGTTAAAGTCAAGTGCGTCTTCGCACTTAATTCCCAATGGCTTGATATCACAATCGTTTAGGATTTGTGTGGATATCTCGGCTATTGAAACTGAGGGAAACTCGAAAGTTTCGTTGTTTGAATAAGTTATTAGAATCATGCTTTTCTCCTTATAATTTCTTACAGGATTAAAATATAAAGATTTTAAAGTGTCATAAGCTTGTCTGCTTGCAGATGTTCAAGTTTTTTAGCATAAAAAAGTTTAACACGTTGACACTTTAAAATCTTTATATTCCTGTAAACTAGAAATTGTTAGGGGGAAAGTGTGATTCTAATATTCAAACAACGTAACTTACGGACTTCACACACATAGTTGAGCCACACAAATCCTGATTGTGGTGTCGAGCCATTGGGGATGTGTCTTTGACTGCTTGGAAGGCGTACAGTGCTGTGTGTTCAACGATTCATAAAGCTTTCTAGTTAAGCATGGGGAATACATGTTGAGAGCTTTCGAGAAAGAAAGACTTCACTGCTTCACGCACGATAATTAATTAGGCTATAAGTTTGACAAAGACTCTCGGTCTATGTTAGAATACTGCATTCGTGAAGGCTTCCAAGCTAGGACTAGCTGAAGAACAGAGGTTTGCTTGGGTAGACTTCAAGAGCTTTTCACTAAGAAAGTTCGGAAGGTACTGGTATAGATTTACTTTAGACAGGATAGCTTTGAAGTCTTCCAAGCTTCAGAGTTTGGATGACACTGATGGTCTATTGTGACCACCTCTCTCAGGTTACTCAGGGGGTGGCAGGAGACCACTCCCCCTACCCTATATATCTATAGCATGGTTACACAAAATATCAGATATTGACCATTAACCAGAACTAGTTAACGCCCCGACACTAAAACCTATAAAGTTTTAGAGCCTAGGAAGTATTTATTTGAGGTGGTTGTTTTATCAGAATGATGACAGGGGAATGTATGTATTGACCTCGGAGGGTCACAATGTTATTGTACACTTCAAATTCACTTTTGTCAAGTCTAAATTTTAACTTGACAATCTTAAAATAGAACTGTATACTAGATTCATGGCTATATTACCAAGTGTAAACAAAACATCAACTAAAAGAGAACTTACGGAAAAGCAACAGTCTTTCCTCAACCATCTTGTAGATACTCAAGGTGATGCAAAGAAAGCCGCAGAACTTGCAGGTTACTCTAGTCATTATCATCATGTTGTCAAGACTTTGAAGTCTGAGATACTTGAACTTACTCAAGAGATATTGGCTAACTCTGCTCCTAAAGCCGCGTTTAAGGTTGTTGAAATAATGGAATCTAATAAGCCTGTAGTGCAAGCGGCTAATAAGCTAACTGCCGCACAGACTTTACTAGATAGGGTAGGAGTCAGTAAGGTAGATAAAATAGATGTTAATCATAATATGAACAGTGGAGGTATCTTTCTAATGCCCGATAAAGCTCCAGTAGTAATCGAAGCAGAGGATGTCTCATACGAGGAGGTAAATAATTAATGCCAAAAGAAAAGGATAGTAGATTAAAACGAGCAGGAGTCTCTGGGTTTAATAAACCTAAGAGAACACCTAGTCACCCCAAGAAGTCACACATTGTAGTGGCTAAAGAAGGTGATAAGATTAAAACAATACGTTTTGGTCAAAAGGGTGCAAAGACAGCAGGTGCTCCTAAAGCAGGGGAATCAGCTAGAATGAAAGCTAAAAGGAAATCTTTTAAAGCGAGACACGGAAAGAACATCGCTAAAGGTAAGATGTCAGCCGCTTATTGGGCTGATAAAGTAAAGTGGTAGTATGGCACAAATAGGTTCAGACAATGCACAGAACAGTGTGCCACTACGTAGGAGTATATATAAAAAGAGTGATGGTGGTAAAGGCTCTAAGCCTAGAGTAAACATACACTCTAAACAATACTCTGATAACTGGGACGCAATATTTGGGAGGAAAAATGGCGACAAAAAAGAAACCAAAAAGTAAATCTACGGTCAACAAAGCTGGGAACTATACCAAGCCAAGTATGCGTAAGAGACTTTTCGAGAAGATTAAGCGTGGCACTAGAGGTGGTAACGCTGGACAATGGTCTGCTCGAAAAGCCCAGCTTTTAGCAAAGGAATACAAAGCCGCAGGAGGTGGCTATAAATAATGGATAAGATAAGAAACATATACAATAAATGTAAACAATGTGTAACAAAATGGATAGAAGACGTTAAGAAAGGATATGCAAAACTATTTAAAAAATGTTTAGTTCAAGAAACACCAAAGGCTAAGAAAAATGTCAAAACTAAAAAAACCACAAAAAAGTCTTAAGAGATGGACAAAGCAGGAGTGGACTACTCCTAGCGGAAAGAAGTCTGGTGATACTGGGGAAGTATATGCCCCAAAGAAAACTATAAAGAAATTAAAGTCAACTGCGGCAGGTAAAAAGAAATTAGCCGCCGCCAACAAGAAGAAAAGACAAGCAACAAGTAAAGGTAAGCAACACGCTAAACACGGCTTGCATAAGGGTAAGAAAAGATAATGAAAGAAGGTTACATTACTAGAACATCCTCAACCATACCGTTTGGTTATGAATTAGAAGATGATGCTGGTTCTTTCCTAAAACCCATAGATGAAGAGCTACTGGTACTAAAAGAAGTATCTGAAGCAGTCTTTCATGGAGAAATTAGTCTAGGCATTGGAGTAGACTGGTTAGAAGCAGAGACAGGTAGAAAAATGTCTAGACCAGGATTAAAGAAGCACGTAGATAAATTATATGGACGATAATTCAAAAAAGTACTTGACAAACCCAGATGGGAGTTATATACTAAAGAAAGATGGTACTCCACGACTTAAGTCAGGAAGACCTAAGAACTCAGAACTTTCTGATATGAAGTTGGCTTTACAGGCTAAGAATAAATTAAAGAAGAAGAATAAGAAAGTTCAGAAGCTAACAAGAAGTTTAGCTAGAGTTAAAAAAGAGTTTGATAAAGAAGAGAAAGTTTTAACATCTAATGTTTTAACAGAATCAGATACCAAAGAGTTACCTGATGCTATACAACAACATTTAGATACTACTAACTCTCATGTGGCTTTCATGCCGAACGAAGGTCCACAAACAGACTTTCTTGCCGCAGGTGAGAAGGATGTTCTTTACGGTGGTGCGGCAGGTGGTGGTAAAAGTTTTGCAATGTTAATAGACCCATTGCGATACTGTCACTTTACAGAGCACAGAGCTTTGATACTAAGAAGGTCTATGCCAGAACTGCGAGAACTGATAGATAAGTCTCGTGAGCTTTATCCGATAGCATTCAAGGGTGCTAAGTTTAAAGAGGTAGAAAAGTTATGGCAGTTCCCTAGTGGAGCAAAGATTGAATTTGGGTTCTTGGAACGAGATGCAGATGTTTATCGTTATCAAGGACAAGCGTACAGTTGGATAGGTTTTGATGAGATAACTCATTTACCTACAGAGTTTGGTTGGAATTACTTAGCATCACGACTAAGAACAACTAACCCAGAGATTAAGACATATCTCAGGTGTACAGCTAACCCAGGAGGTGTAGGTGCTCATTGGGTTAAAAAGAGATACGTAGAACCAGCAGAACACAATACAAGTTTTGAAGGTCATGACGGACTCACAAGAAAGTTTATACCAGCATTGTTACAGGATAATCCTCACCTTGCTGAAGACGGTGAATACGAAAGGATGTTGCAATCCTTACCAGCCATACAACGTAAACAGTTGTTGGAAGGTAACTGGGATATCTCAGAAGGTGCGGCATTTGCAGAATTTGAAGTAGAGACACACGTTATACCACCATTTGAATTACCAAGTTGGTGGGAAAGAGTTAAAGCGGTAGACTACGGTTATGCCGCAGAAAGTTGTTGTCTCTGGGCTGTTATCGACCCTGAAGATAAGACCATCATAATATATAGAGAATTATACAAAAAGGGTCTAACAGGAGAAGCACTCGGAGATACCATTACAGAGATGGAACAGGAAGAAATAAGGTCCATAGCAGGTGTATTAGATACAGCCGCATGGTCAAGGACAGGATATACTGGTCCAACAATAGGTGAGATATTAGTTAATAAAGGACATAAACTAAGACGAGCCGATAAGAATAGGTTAGCAGGTAAGACTCAGATACATGAGCATTTGAGGAAAAACAATGTTACAGGGAGACCAAGATTGCAGATATTTAATACATGTGTAAATCTTATAAAGGAAATACAGGCTTTGCCACTTTCTAAATCAAACCCTGAAGACGTTGATACTCATGCGGCTGACCACGCATATGATGCGTTAAGGTACTTGGTTATGAGTCGACCAAGAATGGACCATCCTCAAGATAGGATGTTAAGAATAAAATCAGATATGTTTAGCCCTTCTGATTCAACTTTTGGTTATTAAGATATGGCAGAAAACGAAAATACATTTTTAAACGCTAATAGTATTTATGAAGAGGTAGAAGGCGAATCTGGTGTCCAACTAACACTTGAAGAGGATGTGCAAAGAAATCTTATTGGAACTATTAAAGATAGATTTGCAGTTGCAGAGGACGCACGACAAACAGACGAGACTCGTTGGCTTAAAGCTTACGAGAACTATAGAGGGCTTTACTCAAAGAACGTAAAGTTTAGAGAGTCTGAGAAGTCACGAGTATTTGTTAAGATTACAAAAACAAAAGTCCTTGCGGCTTTTGGTCAACTAGTAGATGTTATATTTGGTACAGGGAAATTTCCGATAGGAATTTCGGAAACCAAGATACCTGAAGGTGAAACAGACTACGCACATCTAGATACTTCTAATCCTACACCCAGTTTAGAAACTACAGTGGGTGAAGAAGAAGAGCTACCAGATAACTTTGGAAACCTCAAAGACAACCCATACGATGTAGGTTATGAAGGTGACGGTAAAGTTCTAAAACCTGGGGCTACTTACTTAAACGGAATGTTTGAGGACAGCTTAGAAGACCAAGCAGAAGAATCAGGAATACTTACAGACGGAGCAAGTCCTGACCCACAAGCTCTAGAACTATCTCCTGCACAAAGAGCCGCCAGACGAATGGAGAAGTTAATCCATGACCAGATAGAAGAATCTAATGGCAATTCTGAAATGAGAAATGCTTTACTAGAGTCGGCTTTACTAGGTACTGGTATTGTTAAAGGACCATTTAACTTTAATAAAAAATTACACAAGTGGGACACAGATGAGGAAGGTAACAGAGCTTACAATCCTTTAGAGGTTAGAGTACCACGTATTGAGTTTGTTAGTTGTTGGGATTTTTATCCAGACCCTAATGCAACCAATATGGAAGAATGTGAGTATGTAATCCACAGACATAAAATGAATCGTAGTCAAGTAAGACAACTACGTAACATGCCTTACTTTGATGATGATGCTATACGTAAAGCAATTCAAATGGGTCCGAACTATGTGGAAAAAGATTTTGAAAGCCAGTTAAAAGATGATTCAAGGTATGACGAAGAAGTAGGTTCTAACTTTGAAATCTTAGAGTACTGGGGAATAATGGATGCAGAGTACGCCAGAGAAGTAGGAATCGACTTACCCGACAGTGTTGATGACTTAGATGAAGTACAGGTTAATATATGGACATGTGGACACTACTTATTAAGAGCAGTACTAAATCCATTTACTCCTTATAGAATACCTTATCACGCTTTCCCATACGAAAGAAACCCATACAATTTCTTTGGTATTGGTGTAGCAGAGAACATGGATGATTCTCAACAGATTATGAATGGTCATGCAAGAATGGCTATTGACAACCTAGCAATGTCTGGGTCGTTAGTCTTTGATGTAGATGAGTCTGCTTTAGTTGGTGGGCAATCAATGGAGATATATCCAGGAAAGATATTCCGCAGACAAGCAGGAATGCCTGGGCAAGCTATACACGGCTTAAAGTTTCCTAATACATCACAAGAAAACTTAATGATGTTCGACAAGTTTAGGCAACTTGCAGATGAGCAAACTGGTATACCTAGTTACTCTCACGGACAGACAGGTGTTCAAAGTATGACAAGGACTGCCTCTGGTATGTCTATGTTACTTGGAGCATCTAGTTTAAACATTAAAACAGTTATCAAGAACCTTGATGACTTTTTATTGAAACCACTAGGGGAAGCCTACTTCCAGTGGAACATGCAATTTCTAGAGGACGAGTTGGATGTCAAAGGTGATTTAGAAGTTAAGGCTACAGGTACTAACAGCTTGATGCAGAAAGAAGTAAGAAGTCAAAGATTGACAATGTTCTTACAGACTGCTCAGAATCCTGCTGTTGCACCGTTTGTTAAGATTTCTAAATTGATTAGTGAATTAGCCTACAGCTTAGACTTAGACCCTGATGAGATACTCAACGACCCTGAAGAAGCGGCTGTGATGGCACAAATTATAGGAATGCAAAATGCTGGACAAACAAATGGCGAAGAAGCTCAACCCAATAGTCAACAGTCCCCAATGGGAGGACTTCAAGGAGCACCTCAACAACCTCAAGACCTTGGACCTACAGGCACTGGTGGTGGCAACATCGGAACAGGAAATGTTCCGCTTGCAGGGGAAGATGAATTCTCTGGTACGCCTAGAGCAGTTGGACCTACAGGTTAAAGAAGCACTAACTCGGAGAGAAGAAAATGTATAATAAAAAGAAAGGAATGCTTACAGACGACAGAGATGCTTACGATATGGGTGGCGAAGTAGGAATTGCTGTAATGCCTATCGAACCTGCAATGGTTGATGACGATAAAATGGAAGAAGACCACACAGATTTTATATTAGACGAAGCACTATCTGAAGAAGAACAAGATATGCTTATGTCAAAACTAGAACAAGATAACGAACTACAAACACTCTTTGATAAAGTAGTGGGTGTAGCACAAGAATTTGCTGGCTCTGGTTCTGTAGAAGGACCAGGGACAGGAGTCTCCGACAGTATACCTGCAAGGTTATCTGACGGTGAATTTGTCTTTACTGCAAAAGCTGTAGAAGAAATCGGAGAAGACACTTTAATGTCTATGATGAAAGATGCTGAAGCAAGTGCAGATGAAAGACAAGGACTTAATATTGGAGGACTACTAAGTGACCCAGAACTAGATGTTGACCCAAAAGGGCAACCAGTGAAAGGTGATGTAGTAGAAGATGAAATCCGTAAAGGAATGTTATCTGCAAATCCAAGATTAAGACAGCGATAGAGCCACCCTATTTATAGGCACTCTATCATTTTAAAAACCCGAAAGGCGACCTTTACATACAAGCCCTCTAGTCGACATAGAGCTACCTTGTGAACGAAGCCCTGATTAGGAGAAAGAAGATGACTAATACAGTCCAAAAAGAACAAACGCCAAATCCTTATAATGCAAAAAAAGATTGGCACAACAGTGATGATAAACCTTTTGTATCATCTAATAGTATGTATTTTGAAGAGCCTCAAAATAAACTTTTTAAAACTGATGACATAACTGAAGTCGGTGAAGAAGGAAGTGTTAATAGAGAGGAACTGGAATCAAAGAAGGAAACCCCTTACAAGAAGCCAGACTACAAAAAACGCTATGATGATTTAAAAAAGCATTACGATAGCAAGCTTAATGAATTTAAGTCTAGGGAAGAAGAGTTACTAACACAAGTTAAACAACCTGAGTATAGAGCACCTAAATCCCCAGAAGAACTTGAGAAGTTTAAGACAGACTATCCTGATGTGTATGAAGTTGTAGAAACCGTTGCTCACATGCAAAGCGAATCTAAAGCAAAAGTTCTAGAAGAACGCCTTAGTAAACTCCAAGAACGTGAAAACGATTTAGTACGACAAGATGCAGAAAAAAGGTTAATGGATAGGCATCCTGATTTTGAAGATATCAGAAACAGTGATGACTTTCATGAATGGGCAAAGGAACAGCACTCATCTATCCAAGCATGGATTTATGATAACAATGACGATGCCGATTTAGCATCACGTGCTCTTGATTTGTTTAAGAAGGATTTAGGAATTGATGTTCCTAAAGCTAAGTCATCTTCCAAAAAACCGACTAAACAATCTGCGGCAGATATGGTTTCCACTAAAACAACTAGTGTAGAACCTAACTCCGAGAAGGTTTGGTCAGAAAGGGAGATTGCGTCTATGAGTATGGCAGAATTTGATAAATACGAACAGGAAATATCAGATGCTATGCAAGAAGGCAGAATCTCGAAATAAACTATAATTAACTTAAAGGAGAAGTATCATGGCTCAATTTTTTGAACCCTCAACAGATACAAATGCTAACTTTGCAAACTCCGTAAGTGGGCAAACTAATAGTTTCTTCCTACCTTCGGTTTACTCTAAAAAGGTTCTAAACTTTTTTAGGAAAGCCTCGGTTGTAGAAGCTATCACCAACACAGATTACGCTGGTGAAATTTCCTCTTTCGGAGACTCTGTAAAGATTATTAAAGAACCTGTCATTTCAGTATCAGACTACACACGTGGTTCTGACACTACTGACACAAAACTAACCGACCAAGAAATCTCTTTGGTTGTTGACAGTGCTAAAGCTTTTAAATTCATCGTAGATGATATTGAAAGCAACATGTCACATGTTAACTTCAAAGAAGTTGCTTCAAGCTCTGCGGCTTATGCTCTTAAAGATGCATACGATGCGGCTGTTTTAGCAACTATGTTTGCTGGTTGTTCTGCATCATCACCTGACCATATCATTGGTTCTGACAGTGCTACTGCTGATTCTACTATGACTCACGCAACTAACTCTGTAGACCTACTTGGTTCTGACGGTACTGGTGTAGATGCTATTGACCTAATGGCTAGGATGGCTAGGCTTTTAGATGACCAGAACGTACCTGAAGAAGGTCGTTGGTTTGTTGCACCTCCTTCATTCTATGAAGAGTTGTCACAATCTGGTTCTAAAATGCTTTCTGTTGACTTTAACGCAGGTCAAGGCTCAATCAGAAACGGTTTAGTTTCAAGTGGAAAATTACGTGGATTCGACATGTACAAGTCTAATAACATTGCTAGCACATCAAATGCTACTGGTAAAGTTATGGCTGGTCACATGAGTTCTACTGCTACTGCTAACACAATTCTTTCAACTGAAGTGTTGAGAGACCCAACATCGTTTGGTGACATTGTGCGTGGTCTTCATGTCTATGGTGCGAAAGTACTTAGAGATGATGCCCTATGTAGTGCATTCTACACAATTGACTAATGTCAAAATCGGGGGAGTCTTCACGGACTCCTCCACTTTTTTATAGGAAATAATTATGATGTATGGTAAAGATAAAAAAAGAGTAAAGAAAATGGGTGGTGGTAGAACTCCTTATAAATATGGTGGTTCAACTAAAAAGAATGGAAGCCAACCTGCATATAAATCTGGCGAAATGCCAAAGTGTATGCCTAAATAATTATGAAAGGCGTAAAACACTATAAAAAAGATGGAACTGAACACAAAGGCGGTTCACATAAAATGCCTAATGGAGATTTACATTCTGGTAAAACACACGGTAAAACCAGTGTAAAACTTTTTCATTTTAAAGATTTAAGTAAAAAGGCAAAAATAAAAGCTAAAGGTAAAAAATAATGGCTAGTACATATTTAGATTTAAGTAATGAAGTACTAAGAGAGCTTAATGAAGTTGTCTTAACTTCTGGTACTTTTGAAAGTGCGACAGGTATTCAAGCATTTGTAAAAGATGCTATTAATAAATCTATATTTGATATAGCTAACGAAGAACCACAGTTGCCTTTCTTTTCCGCAGGAGCTAGTGGAGGTACAGACCCCTTTTATGGCAATGTAACTGTAGCCACATCAGAAGGTGTACGTTGGTACACGCTTAAAAGCGGAAGCTCAAACATTTCTACAGACTACTCTTCAGTAGACTGGGATGATTTTTATTTAACAACAATAAACGTAAGTGGAGAAACAACTCCTTACGTTTCTAAAGGATTAAGATTTTTAACACTATCAGATTGGAAACAATATTATAGAGATAGTGAAAATGCAGATGATGCAAACGGTTCAGATGCTTCTCATGGTGAGCCAAGGTTTGTAATTAAAAGTCCTGACCACAGGAAGTTTGGATTAAGTCCAATACCTGATAAAGTGTATAATGTACACTTCTATGCTTTTGACAAGCCTACAGCTTTATCAGCATACAACGATGCGATTACGATGCCAGAGCAATATAGCAACGTAGTAACAGCACGTACAAGATATTATGTTCATCAATTTAAAGAAAACTTACAACAAGCTTCTTTTGCACTTGACGAATATAAAAAGAACATGAGGACTATGAAATCTAATTTAATTAATCCTACACCTACTTATATGTCAGACGACAGGACTTATTTCTAAATGGCAGGTTCTCAACCATTTTCAGTACCTTTAGCTGGTGGACTTAATAAGTCTACTAACTCTTTAGCGTTACTACAGACCCCAGGAGTTGCTACTAAGTTAAGAAACTTTGAAGTATCACCAGAGGGTGGATATCGTAGAATAAACGGATTTAGTTTATTTGGCGATACATTGCCTAATACAACTAATGATGTTGAAGGTTTGTTAGTATATGCAGATGGCGTACTAGCTGTTGTAGGTGATGATATATTTTTTAGTCAAGATGGAGAGAATGCTTGGCTACAAGTAAACAAAGCAAGTGTTGCTGGTAGTGGTGATGATTATTCTACATTTACAGGTAGAAGTGAATTAGCACTTAGCAGTGTAGACCAGTGTGAGTTTGCTGTTTATGAAGGTACGTCACAATACGGTGAAGTAGTTATTACAGATAAGAGTGGTAACAACAAACCTTTCTTATTTAAAATGACAGGTTCGTCTGCAAACTTAAATGCACGAACATATTTTGCAAGTCAAATAACTATCAGTGGTTCTACTACTGCAAAGTTTTGTACAATTCATGACCAGCATTTAGTAGTTGCTGGAGACCCTGCAACACCTAACACTATTTACTATAGCTCTACAGGAGACATAGACCACTTTACAGGCACAGGTTCTGGTAGTGTAACATTAGAAGATAAGGTAGTAGGTCTTAAAAGTTTCCGTAACGAATTATTTATATTCTGTCAAAACTCAATATTTAAATTACAAAATATAAATAATGCGGCTACGACTGCTGTAGTTCCTGTAACTAAAAACGTAGGTTGCTTAGATGGTCAGACAATCCAAGAGATTGCTGGTGACTTGATATTCTTAGCACCTGATGGATTCAGAACAGTTGCTGGTACATCAAGAATTGGTGACGTTGAGTTAGGAACTATTAGTCAGGCTATACAGCCTTTAGTTAATGACATTGCCGCCGCCGCTAATACACTACAATTTAGTAGTGTTGTGCTTAGAGATAAGTCACAGTACAGAATGTTTTATAGTACTTCAACAGATACTGCGGCAACTTCAAGAGGTATTATAGGAACACTTAGACCACAAGGATTTGAATGGTCAGAAACACTGGGTATACAAGCCCCTGCTATTACATCTGGATTCGATAGTACAGGATTAGAAAAAGTATATCATGGTGATAGAGATGGTAAAATTTATAACCATAACTTAGGAAATAGTTTTAACGGTTCAAACATTGAAGCAGAGTATCAGTCTCCAGATTATGACTATGGTGACTTAGGAACTCTTAAGACTTTAGATTATGCTAAGATTGCATTTACTCCAGAAGGAGATGCACAACCAACACTAAGAGTTAGATTTGATTACGACAGTTTAGATACTCCACAACCTGCTGACGTAATTCTAACAGAGATACCTGAACCTGCTATTTTTGGTAAGGCTTTGTTTGGTGCTCAAAGGTTTGGTGCAACAGAACAGCCTCTTGTAAGGCAAGCTTTAACAGGTAGTGGACACAGTAACTTTTTTAAAATATTCAGTGCAGATACAAATGCACCATATGCAATTAACGGTTTGTATGTAAATTATAGACCATCAGGAAGACAATAGGAGAAATAATCAATGGCTACTTATGTAAGACAGAGTTCGTTTAGTGATGGCGATACAATTACTGCGGCACTATTTAATAACGAATTTAACCAACTAGTAAATGCTTTTAATGTAGCAACAGGACATACTCATGATGGTTCTACCGCAGGTGATGGTGGACCAATTTCAAATCTGTTTAGCAATGCTCTAGTATTTGGTACTAATACAAACAACGATGTTGTAATTACTTTTAACGCCACAAGCAACGATGGTGTTTTAACTTGGATGGAAGATGAGGATTACTTCCAATTCTCAGATGACCTACTACTCACAACAACAGAAAAGGTACAGTTTAGAGACACAGCAATTTATATTAATTCTAGCACTGATGGACAACTCGATATAGTAGCCGATACCGAAGTCCAGATAGCCGCTACAACTATTGATATGAACGGCAACGCAGATATCTCTGGTAACTTAGGAGTTGGTGGTAACTTAACAGTAACAGGTACAACTACATTTAACGGTGGCACAATCACTATGGGTGATGCGGCTACTGACAATGTTGTGTTTGGTGCTGATGTAGACTCTAATATTATTCCTGATGATGATGACAGTTATGACCTCGGTAGCTCTACACAAGAGTGGAGAAACTTATATATTGATGGCACTGCAAATATTGATAGTCTTGTAGCTGATACAGCAGACATTAACGGTGGTACGATAGATGCCGCTAATATTACTGTAGGCTCTGGTAAAACTTTAGATGTTTCAGCAGGTACACTAACACTAGCAGACAATCAAATTTCTGGTGATAAAGTAGAAGGCGGTACAATTAACGCTACTACTATTAACACTTTAACATATGGTAGTATCACAGACGGTACTATTACAGTGACAGCTTTTGTTGATGAAGACAACATGGCTTCTAACTCAGCAACACTTATCCCAACACAGCAGTCCGTAAAAGCTTACGTAGACGCACAAGACACAGCACAAGACTTAGACCTAGTATCAGATAGTGGTACTATTGCAATTGACTTAGACGGCGAAACATTAACAGTTACAGGTGGTGAAGGTATTGATACTTCAGCATCTAGTAATACTTTAACAATTACTGGTGAAGATGCTACAACATCTAACAAAGGTATTGCATCATTTAACTCAGATGACTTTAACGTATCTAATGGTGCAGTTACACTAGCAACTACATCAACAGCCGCAGAACTTAATTTACTTGACGGAACTACAGCAGGTACTATCGTAGCCTCTAAAGGCGTAGCAGTTGATGCTAACAAAGATATTACAGGCTTTAGAAACATTACACTTACTGGAGAACTCGATGCAGGTTCTTTAGACGTATCAGGCAACGTAGATGTTGATGGTACTCTTGAAACAGATGCACTATCTATAAATGGTACAGTAGTTACAAGTACAGCCGCAGAGTTAAACCTTTTAGACGGTAAAGCTTTCCTTGATGAAGATGATATGTCTTCTAATAGTGCTACAGGTATTGCTTCTCAGCAGTCCATTAAAGCCTATGTAGATACTCAAATAACCGCAGAAGACTTAGACATTACAACAGATAGCGGAACGATTGCTATTGATTTAGATTCTGAAACATTGACTGTATCAGGCGGTACAGGTCTTAATAGTTCTGCAACAGGTAATGCAGTTACTCTAGCAATAGATAGCACAGTAGCAACTCTTACAGGCTCACAAACTCTTACAAACAAATCACTTACTGCTCCTACGCTTACAGGTACTGCTACAGTAGCTTCTTTAGATATTAGTGGCGACATAGACGTAGACGGCACGACTAACCTTGATGTCGTGGACATTGATGGTGCTGTGGATATGGCGAGTACCCTTACGGTCACAGGAGAAATCACAGCTAACGGTGGCATTGCGCTAGGTGATTCTGACAAGGCTACGTTCGGTGCAGGTGATGACCTACAGATTTATCATGACAGCACGGCAGGCGCTAGTTATATTGATGATGCAGGAACAGGAAGGCTTTATATTCGTGGTAGTCGTGTAACTTTGCAAAAGTACACTGGCGAAACCATGATTGATGCCATTGCTGATGGCGCAGTAACTCTTTATCACGATAACAACGCCGCCAAACTAGCCACAACCTCCACAGGCATAGACGTTACTGGCACAGCCACGATGGATGGGTTGACTGTTCAACAGTCTTCGGGTGCAAATATACTGCTAGAGTCAACTACAGCTGGGGCAACCACAGGTGATATCTTTGGTGAGATTGAGTTTAAAACTAACGACTCAAGCAGTGCAGGTGTAAAAGGCAAAATCGACTCATATAGCGAAGGTGGCGTAGGTAACGGAGCTTTACGCTTGTTTACTGGTAATACAACTGGCTTATACCAACGCCTAAATATAGCCTCCAACGGAGACATCAGCTTCTACGAGGACACAGGTACAACGCCTAAGTTGTTCTGGGATGCGTCTGCGGAGTCTTTGGGAATTGGTACTAGCAGTCCCACTTCTTACAACTCAAAAGCTGATGACCTTGTTGTTGCAACTTCAGGTGACACTGGACTTTCAATAATAAGTGGTACGTCTAACGAGGGTGCAATAGCCTTTGGT